ACCTCCTGCGTGCGAGGGCAGGTTTTCGGGTTTGGATTGAGCACAAAAATAGATTGGAGTTGACGATGGGACAGCGTGGGCCAGCACCTCAGCCGACTCGGTTGAAGTTGCTGCGCGGCGAGACGCGCCCTAGCCGAGTCAACTATTCAGAGCCGCTACCGGCTCGCACAAACTTCAGCGCTCCAACTGAACTGAACGCGGAGGCCCGCCAAGTTTGGGACGAGGTGGTTGAGGCGGTCGCCCACACGGGAATGTTGACTGCCGCAGACCTGCACACGCTTCGCCTCTATTGCGAGGCAGCGGTGCGCTATCGGGAGGCTGACCGGCTTTATGCTGAGACTGGCCCGCTCACGCGGGGACAGGCTGGCGAGTTGGTGAAGAATCCTTTACATCAGATCGTCCGCGACAACGCGACCCTGATGCTCCAGCTCGCTGGAAAACTGGGCCTCACACCAGCCGCGCGAAGCGGCCTGACAGGAGACCTAGATGCCCAAGCGAACTCGGCGGCAGCCAAACTTGACGCTCTCATCTCGGCGGCCCGCAAAGCCAAATAGCCAGGGCGATCAGGTCTCAACCTTCATTGAGAACTTCTGCCGACTGACCAAAGGCGAAGACGCTGGCAAGCAGATCACCCTGCGCCCGTGGCAGAAACAGATCCTCACCGACCTCTACGAGCTGGACGAGAACGGGCTACGGAAACACCGGCGCGCCCTCATCGGGCTGCCCCGCAAGAACTCCAAGTCGCTCCTCGGCGCTGGCATCGCACTCTTCGGCCTTGTTGTGGATGAGGTCGGAGCCGAGGTCTACGCCGTCGCAGGCGACCGCGCCCAGGCGCGCATCGTCTTCCGCGAGGCGGCTCGGATGGTCGAGCTAGATCCGATCCTCTCGCAGCGCCTTCGCGTGATGCGCGATGTGATCGAGATGCCGTCCACCGGCTCCGTCTTTCGCGTCCTCTCAGCCGACGCCTCTCGCGCCGAAGGCTTGAATCCAAGCACGGTGGTCTTTGACGAGGTGCACATCCAGCCTGACGACAGGCTCTGGAACACGATGAACCTCGGCTCTGGTACACGCAAGCAGCCGCTCATCGTCGGCATCACGACGGCTGGCAGCCGCACGGATAGCCGTGGGCAAGACACCGTGTGCTTCAAGCTCTGGCAATACGGGATGCGACTCAAGGCAGGCGAGATCGCTGATCCCTCCTTCTTCTTTCGTTGGCACGGCGCTCCTGACGGAGCGGATCACCTTGACCCAAAGGTCTGGGCCGAAGCGAACCCCGCCTTTGGCGACTTCCTCCACCCGTCTGACTTTGAGTCAGCGGTGCTGAGCATTCCTGAGGCAGAGTTCCGCACGAAGCGAATGAACCAGTGGGTGACGGCGGCAACCGGCTGGCTACCAGGCGGCGCGTGGGATCGGCTCGCAGGCGAGCGCCAGATCCTTGATGGCGAGGAGATCGTCATTGGCTTTGACGGCTCTTTCAGCGGCGACTGCACGGCGATGGTCGGCTGCACGAAGGATGGCTTCATCCAGCCGCTCGCTCTCTGGGAGCGCCCGCTAGACGACCCTCATTGGCAGGTGCCGATGGATGAGGTCGAGGCGCGAATGTACGAGCTCTGCAAGAAATACCAAGTGCGCGAGATCAGCGCAGACCCCTACCGATGGGCGAGAACTTTGCAAAAGTGGGAGACCGACGGCTTGCCGGTCGTGCTCTACCCGCAGAGTCCAGCCCGAATGGTGCCCGCCTGTGCCGCCTTCTATGAGGCGGTCACGCAGGAGACCGTGAGCCACGGCGGTGACGCGGCGATGAGCCGCCACCTAGACAACTGCTCCGTAAAGATTGACCGCTTCGGCCCTCGCATCGTCAAGGAGCACCGAGGCTCCCCGCGAAAGATTGACCTCGCCGTGTGCGCGGTGATGGCGTATGATCGTGCCCGCTACCACGCACAAGCGCCAGCGGCACCTAAAGCAGCGGAGTTCATCACCCTATGAAATCAACCATCCTAGAGTTGTCGGGCATTGTCCTCGTCATCGCAGGTCTCTGGCTCATCGAGCCGCTGAGCCTGATCGCTGCAGCGGGTGCCGTCCTTGTCGCTCTTGGCTATACCTGGAGGGACTAAGTGAGCATCCTGCGTCGCGTCTTCACCTCATCCGAGCAGCGATCATTGACGCTGCAAAACCTCACGCCGCTCGCCTTTGACAAGGTTCCGTTCCTCGGCAACCGTGAGGTTGACCAAAAGGCGGCGCTCGGACTCACGGCGGCTTACGCCAGCATTCGGCTGCTCGCCGATGTTGTCTCGTCCTTCCCACTTGACGCCTACCGCCGCGACAACGGCATCCGACGACCGTATCGTCCAGCGGGTGCAAAGCCGTCGTGGATGCTCACGCCGATCCCTGACGAGCCGACCTACACGATCAACCAACTCATCAGCGAGATCGTGGTCTCTCTTTACACCGATGGCAACGCCTTCATCTACGCGCCCCGCGACGAGCGCGGTGAGGTGCTTGAAGTGCGCGCCATTGACCCGCGCCGCGTGGAGATCTACCGCGAAGGCCGAGAGATCAAATACAAGATCCACCAGGGGCATAATCAGCCAACAGCGGTCTATGGTCAGGAGACAATCCTGCACATCCCGCTCATCGCGATGCCAGGAGAACTTCGCGGCATCAACCCGATCCACCAACTGCGCGTCTCTCTCGCGCTCGGCTTGACGCTTGAGGACTACGCCAGCAACTTCTTCCGTACCGGCAGCACGCCAACGGGCATCATTGAGGTGCCGACCGACCTGACCAAAGAGCAGGGCGAGCAGCTCAAGGCGGGCTGGGCACGCCACCACAGCGGGCAGAACATCCACACGCCAGGCGTGCTCACGGGCGGCGCGACCTTCAAGGCGCTCACCTTCCGACCTGAAGACGCACAACTTCTTGCCTCTCGCCAGTTCACGGTTGAGGAGATCGCCCGCATCTTCCGCATCCCACCAAATCTCTTGCAGGTCACGACGCCAGGCGCGATGTCCTACAACAGCGTGGAGCAACAGAACCTCGCGTTCGTGCAATACACGCTGCGACCGCTCGTGGAGATGATTGAGCGACCGCTGAGCACGCTGATCCTCTTGCCTGACGCCTTCGTCAAGTTCTCAATGGACTCCATCCTGCGAGGCACGACAAAGGATCGCTACGACACCTATCGCGTCGGGCTTCAAGAGGGCTGGCTCAATGTCAACGACATCCGTAAGTTTGAGGACTTTGGGCCGATTGACTCAGGCGACTCCTACCGAATGCCACTCAACGAGGCAGATGCTGAGACCGCGATGCTCTCCACAAAGGTAGACATCGTAGCGAAGCTCGTGCAGGCTGGTTTCGCGCCAGAGGACGCCGCACGGCTCGTTGGCATCCGTGTGGCCCATACCGGCGCAGCGCCAGTCACGGTACAGGCGCAGAACTCGGCAGAGGATGACACGGAGAAGCGCGAGATCATCTCGCCAATCATCAACCTCACTATCCCGCCTCAAGATCCCAAGACTCGACGAGTTGAGCGGGATGCTGAGGGCAACATCACCGCAATCGTAGAGGAGTGACCAGATGGCAGGATTGACGAGCACGACCAAGAACCTGATGCTGGACGCCCTCGGCGGGAGCGTCACCTATTTCAGCCTGCACACCGCGGATCCAGGATCGTCTGGCACGGCAGAAGTAAGCGGCGCTCCGTATGCACGAAAGGCGGCATCGTGGGCCGCTGCATCAAGCGGCACGGTCGCAACGAATGCGAATGTTGCGTTTGATGTTCCAGGCTCAACAACGATCACGCACCTCGGCTATTGGACGGCTTTGACGAGCGGCACTTTCCTCGGCAGTCGCGCGCTGGATACCCAGCAGACCTTTGCAACGGCGGGAACCTATACGCTCTCAAGCGGGAACATCACCGAATCTTTGAGCTGATCTGATGGCGACGGGCCGCTGGCAACCATCTGCGGTCAATCCTGCTGTCTGGGATTCTTTTACTTGGGCTGATCCAAATCTTATCGAGGGATCAGTCGCAGGCGTCAGCACCTCATCAGGCAGCTCTACAGGGGTCGTAGCATTTGCTGGATTGGCTGCCGGTGCGAGCACCAGCGCGGCCACGGCGCAAGGCTTCATCGGGCTACTTGGCTCAGCGCAGGGCACCAGCACCTCAGCAGGGACTGCAACAGGCGTTGAGCAAGATCAGGGTGTTGTCGCTGGCAGCAGCGTCACGGCTGGCTTTGCAAACGGCTCCCCAGACCTGCTTGGCACATCGGACGGCAACACAATCTCTACAGGCACCGCGATTGGCTCTAAGCCAGCACCTGCGCCCGTCGCTCGCCCAGGTCGCGCCATCCAACCGCCTAAGCCAGCTCCGCTGGCGCGCAAGGGCGAGGTCTTTGGCTACACCCTTAGCAGCGGCTCAGTCGCAGGAGCGCAAGGCTTTGCAGGAGAGGCACGCAGAGGATTTACTCAAACCTCTGGCGTCGCGAATCGCTCGTCTTATATCTACACCGGAACGACGCGAGGCGAGGAGATCCTCATTGAGCGCAGACTCAACGGCATTGTCAAGATTCATCGGATTGTCCGACAACGAGAGGAAGATGCGCTGCTTGCAGCGTTGAGGTGAGTAAATGACTTTTCGCGCACAGCAATACAACATCGGCACAGCGGCGCAGCGCCAGTTGCAGTACAACCAACAGGAGATCAGGGATGACATTTGAGAGCAGGCAGTTCGTAATCGGAACGGCAGTCGTCGCCTTAGCCACAGCCAGTGCCAAGAATACGCACGAGATCACGATCTACAACGACTCAAACAAGTCAATCTTTGTGGGCGGCTCTGCTGTCACGACCGCAAGTGGCTTCCATATTCCTGCCAGCGGATTCCGCGAGTTGAAGATCGCCAATGGCGACATTCTCTACGCGGTTTCAACAGATGTAGACGGCGAGGCGCACACCTACGACTTCCAGGTTGACCCGTAATGCCGTACTTCATCACCGATGAGAGCGAGCAGTGCAGCGGCTGGGCGGTCGTCAAGCAGGACGGCGAAGTAATGGGCTGCCACACGACGAAGGAGGACGCTATCTCGCAGATGGTCGCGATCTCACAGGCTGAAGGCATTGAGCCTGGCGGCGAGCGCGCCTTGCCAGATAACTACCGACCCGCACTCGCCGACGATGTGCCTGAAGGTCGCGCCTGCGGCAACTGCGCCTTCTACAACGAAGACGATATTCAGGGCGACAAGGCGTGGTGCGAGCGCTGGGACGATTATGTCAGCGGCGCGTATTACTGCAACGCTTGGCAGCCCGCTGAAGGCAATGACGGCTACGGCTACGACGACGAAGACTACGAAGATCGCGTAGATGCGCCAGCGCCACCGAAAGATCAGATCACAGGCAGCGACGAGAACAAGCCAGGATCTGCTGGTGACAAGACGGGCGATATCGAGCTGACTGAGGCGACTGAGACTGCGCTTCAGAACAAGGCCGATATGCACAACGAGGAGATGGCTAAGGCAGATCGCCCGAACTGGACGAGGGTGCGCGTCGGATCGCTGCGCTCCGTCTACCGACGAGGCTCTGGCGCATACTCATCCAGCCATCGTCCAGGCGTGAGCCGAGCGGCGTGGTCAATGGCGAGGGTCAACGCCTTCCTCTTCCTTGCACGCACAGGCGCGCCAAAGAACTCTGCATATGTTGGCGACAATGATCTGCTCCATTCAGACCATCCGCGCTACCGAAACGAAGAGCGCGCTCCGATCAACCCTGATGGCTACAAGCCGACCGAGGCGATGCAGGCAGAGGCGCAGCGCGGCCTAGATTGGCGCGCTGAGTTCGGACGCGGCGGCACCCTCGTGGGCGTAGCTCGCGCACGCGACATCATCAACGGGCGCAACCTACCGTTTGACACGGTGATGCGAACGCGCTCGTTCTTTGCACGACACGAAGTAGACAAGCAAGGTCAAGGATTCAACCCCGGCGAAGACGGCTATCCGTCCGCTGGCAGGATCGCGTGGGCGCTATGGGGCGGCGACGCGGGTAAGCGGTGGGCCGACAA